TTCAGGCAGTTGAGATTGAATATGGGGGGAAACCTTATTCGTTAATTTTGGAGAACGTCCATCCATTTGTAAAACCTATCAGTATGATGAGCTGCTAGAAGAACTGCTAGAACTACTTGAGGAACTGCTCGAAGAAGAACTTGAACCGCCTGATGCAACACCAGTTGTTGCCCTACCAAATGTACCAATAACAGAATGAGAACTTGGTGAAGCAGTCGTTCCCAACTTATCTGTCTGTGCAGTAATTCTAGAACCTCCGATATCAATACTTATAAGTTGATTTCTAACAGGAACAATATCATTTGAATCTGGAATTGCAAAGACATGGATTGTACCATCAGAGTTTACTGTTGATGTAATCTGTAAATCATTTACTGTAATTTCGCCAGTTTCATAATTAACTGTGCCAGCATTACTATTCAAATAAACTCGTTCTTGTGCAACAATACTATAAATTCTTGTGAGCCCAGAACCATCGTCATCAATATAATAGGTATTTGTTGAACCAGCAATAGTAAATCCTGTAGAAGAAATAACTGGTGGTTCATCATCGTGTGGATGATAAATTTTATTATAGAATTTTATTACATATTGTTTCTTTGTATTAATCTGAGCTCTTTGAGATTTGTACATTCTAATGTTAGAAATGTTATTAAGAATAGCATGATCAGAAGTATCAATCAATCTAGAAATTTCTGAGAACCTATACATACCGTCAAACTTTTCAAGAGTTGTATTACTATAATTTGATAGTACACCAGACACAATTGTTTCCAAGTCACCAGAACTCTTAGTTGTGGTGGTTGGATCATATCTAAAGTTTACATCCATAATGATGTAGATTGTTTCTGGATCAACAATGACTGGGCGAACAGATGCAATATTATATTGATTCAATTGAGATACAATATTTTGTTTTTGAGCTTCTGTTAAGAATGTTCCCTGTAGTGGACTAATAGAAATATACACCTGTCCATAAATTGGTGGATCATTATCTTCACCGCCCCAAACTTGAATTGTTTTAATGTTTGGATATATGGTCGGTAGAATTTGTTTATAATCAAATGCAGTCACCGCACGTTTCTGTGCAGTGTAACTCAGAGGAGCATAATACTTAATTGAAGAAATTGTTTCTGGTTCTGAACCACCAGAAGCAGTTTGAACCGTAGAAACAGTTATATTAGTTTCTCCACCAACAGCAGTCACATTAAAAATAGAAGACCCATTTGCTTCTTCTTTATTTGTGACAATATATTCCATGATGACAATGTTACCATCAGAAAGTTTCTTGCCAATAACATCATCGCCAAAATAAATTTCAAATCTACCATCATCAGATTCTTGTAAGAAGTATACTGGATCTGTACCTGTAGTACTTGTAATTTCTGTAGCAAGACGGAATGTTTCTGTTGTTGTATTTGTCTCAGAAGTTTGTACAGATACTTTCAATGTTGTAGTATCAGCTCTATTACTTGTCAACAAATATTTCTTTTCGGGGTCATTAAAGTCAACTGTATACTTGGTAGTAACTAGAGTGCCTTCATAGATTGGAAGATCTGCAAAAATAAGAAGTCCATTAGTCTGTGTTGTCGTGACATCTTCATTAACAACAAAACCATATGTGGAATTATTAATTGAAGTAGTAAACTTTGTACCCTTGTTAATAGTCAAAGAAGAAAGAGTATTGTTTGTAACAGTTACAGTCACACGAGCAACTGGAGCTCGTGCAGAACGTGGAGTGTATCCCAACTCCTTTGCTTTAGATACAACAGATGCACGAGTTGTGGCACTATCTAAGAACATTTCATTTGCAGCAAAGTTGGCATTCATTGCAAGATAGTGTGTGTTATATGCCAACAAATCAATGAGTGCAGATAAACCTGAACCCTCAAAGTTATAGTCAGCAAACTCAGACTGACCTTTCATGTATGTTTTCAGATTGTTTTTGATATTATCAAAATCTAATTCTGTAACTTCTAATTTTGCCTGATGTGCCATCTTATCTTAATCTCTCTAGAAATAGGTTTACTGTTTGGACACCTGATGGAGAGTTGCGAACAAAAAATTCTATTGTCACCGAATAAGCATTTTCATCTAAGTTTGCTTTGGAATTAATATTAATAAGTTCCACTCTAGGTTCAAAGTTTTCAATCACATCTTGAATGTGTCGTGAAAGAACGTCCTCTATAATTTGACTAACTGGTTCAAATAAGACTGCACGAACATTTGAACCAATCTCTGGGTGAAATGGCCTCTCGTAAAAATTGGTGTTTACAAGGTTACGAACACTTCTCTTCACCGCTTCAATATTGGTAAGTTTTGTAATGTCACCAGTTAGGGGATGTGCAACAAAGTTAAGGTTCAGGTCTGAAAAGACTTGAGCATTTCTATCTGAATTATTTGTTGCTTCTGCATCTCTAAAAGCGGTGGGATTGACAGCCATTTAATTCTCCTTATTTGTATTTATAACGCAAGTTGAGAACTTACTTACCTTCCATAAGCTTTACTGCTTCCTCATAATCCCAACGATCAACAACACCTTCATTTAAAAGACGTTCACGATTAATCATATGTTGTGCCTGCACATCATCCTTACTTCCACCGAAGTATGGGACGCAATGTCCTTCTTCTGCAAGAACCTCTGTAACAAGTCTACCATCTGGAATCTTAAAGTCGCCAAGGATACGTCCAAACTTACCACGCATATCTTCACCGTTCTTTTCTTCAGTTGTTACGAGAACACCACCTTCTGTCAGCAGTTCTTTTAGTCTTGCCTTTGCAGCCCTACCGAATAGTTTCTCAACCTTGTCGGATGTTCTCGACTCTGGTGTGTCGATGCCCATGATACGAACACGTTCATCACGCAACCATATATTAAAACCTAAGTCAATGTCTACATCAACAGTGTCACCGTCAACTGCCTTCAGCAGTCTAACATCATATTCGTTTACTTTTAAATCTTTCATTTGTTCTCTCTCTCATAATTGTTTATCCACCAGCAAATACATTTGGTGAACCAGCTGCTACCGAAGTACAAGCAGATATTGCATCCCCAATTCTTCCACACCCTTTACCATTAACAAATACAGTTGTAGAACCAACTGCAATAGGTGCAGCATGAGGTGGACAAGGTGCGCCAGGTAGAAGATGCACAGTGTTTACATCACCCTGTCTAGAAACAGCAATACCATTTGCGAATACATCTGGACTACCAACTGCTCTAGTCATACCAGAACAATGTGGTACATCTGCATCACCAATTCTAGTTACGGCTGGCATGTCCTCTTTCCCTTCCTATTATTTCTTTTAGTTTATCATTGTAACTTTCCATTATCTCATGTTCTTCTTCAGTATGAGGCTCTGGAATAAGGTCAGGTTCAAATCTTATAAGGTTGTCAAATTCCATAGGTATGTCGTTCCAATCATGGAACTCTATGCATTCCCCACCATCTCGTATTAAATATATTCCCTTCATTATCCATAAATCTGATACAAATTGCCATACTCTCTGTATGTGCTATGGTTGTAGAATGTTGCAACTTGGTTTCTATTTCCACTATCCTTACATGAAATATGCAACCAAGGATTTCCAGAACCACCAGACTGATACTCTAGTAGGAATTGGTCATGTGGAATGTTTTCACGAACCCAAAGAGCAATATCATAATACTCTGAACGTGGAACCCCACTGAACTGCATGTCGCAAGCTTGTCCTCTTTCGTGTTGGGACGTTCCACTTGCTGGACGGAAACCAGAAGTAATAAACATATTTGGATATTGTTCTTTGATAGGGTCAAGAACATTAACTGCAACCACTTTAAGGTTGTTGATAATATCCTCTACCTCTAATCCATGTTGCGCTCTAATCCTATGTCCGAACACAGCATTCTTAGACAAGTCTCCCAACTTGAAGTGCGTAGACAATTGTAGATTATAATCAATAGAACCATCAGTTAGTGTAACTTGATCTACTCCTGTTACAGTAGTATTCCCAGCTTCTGCACCAGAGACATTTGGATTTTCACCTGTCTCTGCACCGTGTTCAGATATATCATCTGGAACTCGTGGCTGTGCAATCAATCTTCTCGCAGCGCTTTCCGTATTATATCTACCTTCAAGTGCATTGTAAGAATAATCAGAGAATGTTGTGGGTAGGAATTCTCCTCTAGTCACTGCAGCTCTAAGATCATCAACACTCTTGTCAACGTCATCGTCACCCATAAAGGTTTCCACATCTGGCAGAACAACTCTTGCTTTCGGATCAAGTACAATTGCTTCTGGTGGTGCGGTAATATCTTCACCCTCTTCATATGTCGCAAACCCACGAGAGTCTTTGAACTCAATATCAGGAGCAGAGATTGCAGCTGCTGCTGCTCGTCCTGCTTTGTTGAAGTCAATAGTGGAACCAACCAAGTCCATTGCACTATTAGATGTAATATTCATTGTGGTGCCTGCGTTAATATCCATATGCGTATCAGTGATTAAGTTAATATCATCGCCAAACATATAGACACCGTAACCATCACCAATAACATCCAAGTTACCTTTGATGTTTGTTTTGTAATCACCATCCACATTGATAGTAAAGTCTGCCTGCGTCTGCAACTTCATATCTGAAACAGAAGTTGCGGTAATATTCTGTTGTGCAGTAATCTCCGTAGATTCATTTGAGTACATGCGAATGTTCTTGCCTGCGTGGAACGTGATGTTCCTTCCGACATTCCAAGTCATATCCTCATCTACTTGTCCGTTGACAGAGCCACGCACATAGAGATTGGTGTTACCGTCAACATATAAGTCTACGTTTCCACGAACACGAACCTTCTTGTTCTTGTGAACAATCTCATAGTCCTCACCAACAATCTTTGTAACCTTAGTGCCGTCTGGATGTACCTCATAGAAGGTTCCACTACGATGATACTCGTGTATCCGTTCATGGCCAGGGGTATCATCAAACTCTTGAATATGTCCACTCTCAGTTTCCCTTACATGATTAAAGGGATACTGTGCATTGTAGGGAGTCTTTGGTTCGCCAGTTAAATCATCCACTCGTGACTTCTTAAAGTTGACTACTGGATGCTGCTTGGATAAATCATTTACCGCAAGTCTATTCGTATCAACCTCATTCACTCGGCGAGGGTAATAGGAACGAGGGTCAGAGAAACCATTCAGAGTTTGTTGCGTAGAAACTGATACCTCAATCTCTTCACCTTCTCTTGGCGGTTCGTCAAATATGATTTTGTTTTCTTCAATTCTATATGCCATTATGTTACCTCTGTATTAATCCCTTTAGCCTCTGCGTACTCTTTGATACTTTGCGAACCATTCTTAACCGCAGCAGGAGGCGCCTGTGTAAATTCAGCAGGGTAAAAGTGTCCAACGTCATTTGGAATATCATTCTTCAATTTAAATCCATTCAGAGCAGCTCGTGCGATACCTGTATAATTGTTTCCACTTGTTCCTGTATCATATCTTCCGTTAGGAAGAAAGATTTGAAAGTCTATCGCACATGCATAGTTGTGCCATGACGAACCTGGCCTTGCAGCTCTGTTCGATGTTCTGCCTGAACGATAATCATCATAGAGTCGTCTTTGTTCTGCAAGAGAACGATATCCATATCCGATACTACAATCATAGTCTGGGTTGTCATTCAAGAATTTAAGAATACCGTTTGCCCATCTGTCACGCAAGTATGGAAGGAGACTGTTCAATGCGGTTGCGGTTCTGTTACCATATCGTGACCTACCAAAGTCCTCTGCTGTGTATGTTCTTCCACCAGAGAATTCTGGTGCAGCAGTTTCCGTATTGATTGGAGATTCGGGTGGACGGTTGATTGGAACATCAGACTCCCCATCTCTTCTTACAAGAACCGTTGCATCAGTTGTGGGTGCTGGAGTAGTAAACTCTGTCGTTGTACCATCCGCAATAATCGAAACTGTTTCGACTGATGGGGGTGGTGGGGTTTGGTCTGGAGAGTAATCAAATGGAGCTCCACCTTGTGGTGCAGCAGACGCATTAATCTTGCCAGGCAATGTACCGAACACCATAGGTTCTTGCATGAAGTCTGGATCACGCCAGAACCCAATTACCCATGTACCTTCAATCGGGCCAGTGGGAGATGTACCAATACCACCAGACGATGCAGAGTTTGCTGGTTGAATACAGAACGCCCACGGCAAATCACCTGTGGGTAGTTTTGTCTTATCTTCCGTATGATATCCGAATACACGAACACGAACTCTACCTAGTGCCATGGGATCGCCTCTATCTTCTACGACACCAATCCACCAGATGAATCCGTCACGGCCAGCAAAATATGAAAGTTGTTGTTCCATGCATTATCCTCTTTCATGTATTTATACTGTTGCAATGAAACATCAGAATACATTTCTTTTGTGACATGTTTAAAAAAAGAGGATGTGATAAATAAGTATTATTCGCATATAGGATTATGCGTAGTAGTAGAAAAAGGATTTCACGAAAATGAAACTAGCAACATTCGTTGCAGCTGCACTGGCAGTTGCAAGCACATCTGCTCTTGCCGAAGGCGAAGCCGTATCTCTTAATGGGTTCTCTTTGGGTGGAGAGGTTGCATCAGAGTATAAAGTTGATGCAGAACAATTCACAGTCGTACTGACACCAGAAGCAACATACACAATGGGCGATACTGCTTTCACAGCAAGTACTGACCTGTCTGTATGGGATTCTGTTGCAGAGGACAACTTCACATTGATGAATTCATTGGATGAGGGTTCATACCCTGCTCTTAAACTAGAAGTGACACATCAGTTGCAAGGCAATATGGAATTGTCTGTTGGAACTGCATGGGACTTCAATGACGAAGCACGAGAAGAGTTGACAGTCGGCGCAACCTTCAAGTTCTAATATAGAATAGTAGATAATGAAATGGGGAGTCCGAAAGGACTCCCCTTATT